GACGTAATTGTCAGCAAATACTAAATATGTATATAATTGCTCAGGTGTATACTGTTCATCATCTGGTTTATCTGGAGCAAAACTAACACCATTAGCCATTATTAAACCTATAAGAAATAAATACATTAACCAATTATATCACTCATTCTATCTACTGAATAGGTTAAATATTGAACATTTCTTCTTTGTTCCTGCGCTCTTGCTTGAGATTCTATTTCAGGTGCAAATACTTCTTCTGCTCTTGCCTGTGTTCTTTCCGAAGGTGTATCAGGTACAACTAATTTATTTTCTGGAATAATTCCTCTTCTAGCTAAATCAAGATTTCTTTCATAATCTACTACAGCTTTTTGATAATCAACGTTTTCATCTTTAAAATAAGTTGCTAATGCTTGCATTTCTCCTGGAGTCAAATTAGTTCTGGCTCCTGCAGAAGTAACAGCTGATTGAACTGCATTCTTAGTAGCTAAAGGTCCTGGTTCTGGAAACACTATAGGATAAATAGTAGGTCTATTTTTATAATCTTTCATAACTTCCTGTAGATATGGACCTATTTTTTTAAATTTATAATTAGCTTCTGTCATAGCTGTTCTCATAGCAGCTTGTGTATATGTACCCCAGTCTCCTGCTTCTGAATAGAAATGATCTGGGGATAAAAATCCTGATTGCATAAGCTGTAATTGAAATGCTTCTTGTTCATCAGGTTTTAAACTTATCCAATTTAATGCTCCATTCTTAGCAGGATCTCCTGCTATATGATCCATACCACCATATAAATTATCTACTCCATAATCAGATACAGTAACTTGTTCTTGTGTATCTTGAACAAAACCTTCTACTGTAGGTTCTTGATACTCTGCTTCTACATTTTCATATATAAAATAATCAGAAGGTATCTGTCCAAATACTTCAAAAGCATCCTGTGTTTGTGAACTAAATATAGTTTGTAAATCTTCATATGTATTTTGTTCTGTTATTTGTATTACTTGAGTATAAGGATCTTGTTCAAGGTTTGTTTTTTCTTCTACTGAATCAAAAGTTTTTTTACTTATTGAGTCATACCTTCCAGTTATAGGATTCAATACTAATACTGCATACTCTCCTAAAGCATCATCTGCATCTGTTGGTCTGCCATCTTCATCTGTATTAGGTTTCATTTCAGTATATGTACCAGAAGGAACATAATTATTTGAATCTCCTTCTAATTTAAAATTTGGAAAATATATTATTGCAGAATCATTTGCTCCAAATCTACTCATTGAAGGTAATAAGTATTCCCAACTTAAAGGAGCTGAACCGTCTCTTTTTAATCTCTCATCTATAGCATCAGATGTATAAAATAAATATCCACTACCTCCTTTAGGTTTTGCAATAACTGCAGCTTTTCCTGTATCCTCTACAAATTCATTTACTTTTTCTTTTAAGAAATCTCTGTATTGAACTGACTCTTCTTGATTAATTGTATCTACACCAGTAGCTAAATCTATTCCATTTCTTACTTCATTTACAAAATCTACTGGTAAGTTATACACATATCTTGGTCCTGAATATGAATAACTACTCCATGAGTTAGCATACTCAGGTTCTCCATCCACTAACTGTTCTACATTGTTAAGTGAGTTTTCTACAACAGATACATTTGAGGCATAAAAACCTCCAAAAGAATTAGAATCATTACCAACTTTTGCATCATAAACTTCTAATGTTGTTAAAACTTGTGCTATAAATTGAGTATTAGAAAGATCTTTTTTAAGTAAAGCGTCTAAATCTGCAATAAGGTTATCATCCATTCTTACATATCCGTACATTTGTTCTGCTTGTTCTGCAGTCATTTGAGTACCAACAACAGCTGTTGGACTTATAGCACCTCTATTAAATTTAAGAGACTCTATAAAGGTTTTCTTCCATTCTTTTTTCATACTCATTTAAAACTCCATATTATTTGGTAAATACATACCGTATTCTTTAAAGACTTCTTCGTCATAGATTATATCTTCAACAAAATCTTTTCTTTCTTCTATATATGGTAGCAACACCCTTTGAGCAATGAAGTAAAAATCATCATTATTCATAACAAGTTGAGCTATTCTATCTCTTATAAATTTTCTTTCTTTTATAAATTTTCTTGAAGTTTTCCATCCATCCTTAGATAATCCTTCAGAATATCCTTTAGTTTCAAACAATTCAAATAGTTGTAATATTGTTGCTACATCTTTACCTACCTTAGTATTAGCAAGTTTAGGTTCATCTGCCCATTTTTCTAATTCTTTAATCTGAAGATCTACATTAATAGTTGCAGGTAAACCTACTATAGTTTGATCAAATCCAGGAAACCTTTCTCTTGCATCTAATTGTTGTAAAGCAAGGAATCTATTTCTTTTTTTGTTTTGTAAAGGATCATTTATATCAAATAACTCTAAAGACTGTAGTCTTTTATTTTCCATATAGAACTGTCCTAATGATTGATTTCTTTTTTGTAACCATTCACTAGGTTTTAATGGTTCTCTTGTTTCGTTTACGATTGTATTAATATATGCTTCGTAATTAAAAGGACCTCCTCCACCTTTAGGTATTGCAAACTGTGCAGTATAAGGATAATCTTTGAATAGATCTTTATTGTTTCTTTCAAACTCTGAACCTTTTTCATCTACTGGTCTAGGTTCTACTACAACAGACTTTGGTTGTGCTAAGTCTATTGGATTAAAACCAAACTCTTCTATGAACCATCTTGTAGCTCCAAAGTTATCACCAGGAGCAAATGCTAATTGATTGCTTCCAGGTATTGTTGGAGGTGTTTCAAGTATTTCTCTATACCTATCAGATAAACTTTGCATAGCCCAGACAGTTCCATTGTTCTTTGCATTACCTACATCATATCTAGCATTTAAACCAGTAGGTCCTATAAATTGTGAAAATGTTTTTATTAAAGTTAAACTTCTTGCTATTCCTTTAGCTTTTTCCATAAGTGCTGCTTGTTGCTCTGGAGTATCATCTAATTCTCCGTTAGCTTTTAACAATCTAAAAACATCTATTTGTGTATTACCTGCTACACGTGTAATCTCGTTAGTTGGTGTTTCTTCATTAAATCCTGCTATAGCTCTCCATGCATTTCTCATCCAAGCTGGTTGACCTGCTGCTCTAATAAGATCTCCTGCGTCTTGTACGTCTGGTAATCCATATGGAAACACTACTTTTTTAAAGTTATCAAATGTAGGATTACCTCCTAAAAACATAGAAAATGGTATTGCTACCATAGGACCAACACCAGGTATAACATTTAAAGCTAAGTTAACTGAACTTGCATAACCTGGTAATCTAATACCTACATTTCTATCTTTACCTAATAAAATGTTAGATGCTAGATCGCTAACTGCTGGATAATAAAATACTTCTTCCCCAGTTATTTCGTCTGTACCTAAAAATCCTTCTCCTTCTACTGGACTAAATGGATTTTCTTTACGTAAAGCATTAACAGCAACTTGACCTTTTCTAATCATTTGTGGATTCTCTGCTATTAATTTAGCCCAAGTAGTAATGATTTCTTTATATGCATTACCGAATGGGAATATAGCTCTCATGTTATAAAAGAATTTATTATTTTTAGACAAGTCATACAATAGTTCTTCTACTCCCTGTAATGCAAATGCTTTAGCAACTGTGTCTATTTGATTAAAAGATGTAGCATCATTCATAAATCCTGCTGCTTTATATAATTTATTTCTTTCTGCTATGTATGATTCTTTCTTTTTATTAAATTTATCATTTATATTTAATTCCATTTTTTCTAATCTATCATTAACATCTACTCTAACTTTATCTATTCTTCCTTTAACTTTTTCTAATTCATCTTCATGTTTTTTTAATACATTTTCCAATTTTTCTATTTTTTTACTTGCATTAGATAATCTCCGAACATCTTCATCAATAGCTTCATCACTTATTTTTTTTGCTATTGCTTCTTTGTTATCAGTCCATTCTTTATTTAATTTTCTCCAAGCAGCTTTTATTTTTCTTTTTCCTCCTAAACGTTTTATTAGTTCTCGTTCTTCTTTGATGTCGTCAGGATACCAATTAACCATGCTATCCTTGTAATTATCCCATAGATCATCCCATTCATCAGATGTTACTTTAATTGTGTCGTAATCTAAAAATGTTGCTGCATCAACTAATTCCTCATCCATGTCTAAAATCTCATCTATTTTGTATACAATCTCTCTTTCACTTACCGCTTCAGGACCTGATCTAACAAATTGATCATCTAACGTACTTCTCCATTTATCTAATTCAGTATTTAAATTTCTAATAATTATTCTTAACTGTGTTATATTTTTAGGAACTCCTGGCAATTTATTTTTGTGTCCGTGAAGAATATTATTCGTAACTTTTTCTACATATTTGTGTCCATATCTATTAGAATCCTGACTATTTACTCTGTCATATTTTCTGACATTTCCAATAAGTTTTTCTTCTTTATCACGCAACTCTTGTATTTTTTTATCGTATCTAATTTTTCTACTAGGTGCTATTTTATTTACATTATCACCTTTTCTAATTATTAAATCTTTATCTAAATCAATATCTGTAGCTATACCTTTTGTATATCTTTCACCTTTACCTATGTAATATCTGTTACCTTGAAACTCTTCTAACTCATTATTAAATTCACGTTTTATTTTTCTAAATTCTTTTTCAAGTTCTCTTATATCTTTTTGAAAATCTACATCAACATTTCCTGCTTTTGCATCAATAGCATCTAATCTTTTAACTTCTTTTTCAAACATATCAAAGTTAATTGCATTATCTCTTTTACGTAATTTAAGTCCTGCTGTTCCTCCTTCTGTAGGATCTATAGAACTAAAGAATCTCTGCCATAAATTTTGTTGTGGAATGTTTGCTCTTCTTGCTCCTTTTATAGAAATAGGTATACCTTCAGACATTATTGTTCCACCATTTAATAACCTAGCTCTCATGCCTGCACTCATGTAAGGTAACATATCATATATCTGCCTCCAGTATAATTGTCTAAACACAGGAGACCTAGATAGGTTATCTGTTCTTGAACCCATAAATATATCAAAACCACGTGCTGTCTGCCTAGACCACCAATTAGGACCATCCATATATGAATCCATAGGTGCAGCTAAATACTGGGGGAGACTTTCATACTTGTCATCAATAATATCTACTACAGATTCAAATTGAGAATCTTTCTTTTTAATACCTGGTCTTTTTTTAAATACATTAGTACCTTGACTATCTAATTCTTTAAAGACATCATCAAATTTAATACCATTTATTTCACCAGCTTTAATCATATTTATTAAATCGTCATCTCCTTTTAATTTTTTTGATATAGTAAAAGGATTCATTTGTACTAGATCTATATCTTCAATTCTATTAATGCTTACTAACTGTTCTAACAATTCTCTTTTTTCAGAAAAAGTTCCTCCGCCTGCTTGTACTGCTCTTGCTTCTAATGCTTTAGCAAATGAATATCTACCTCCAACTGTTCCTGCTGACCTTCTAAAACTAGGACCACCTTTGTTATACAATTTAATTATTGCTTTTACTTTATCGCTTTCACCTAACATCCATTCTTGCAATCTAGCTTGTTGTTGTTTAGGTGTTAATAAAGCTCCACCATCACTTCTATATAGAAATTTAAATAAATCATCTCCATGTAACTTAGCTATTTCTCTAAAATAATTTCTTAAATATTCGTTATATTCTTTTGTTCTTCTATTTGCAGATGATTTTCTTATTATGTCTTGTTTCTTTAAAACTTTAAATTTAAAAGGTCCAGGTTTTTTTACACCTTTTCTTTCTCCACCAAAAAATTTATCATTGTTATTTATTGCAGCAATTCTTGAAGATGCTTGTTGTGCTTCTCTAGCATCCTCAAAAGGATCTCCAAATAAATCATTGTATGTAACAGATTTAGAGTTCCATCTTCTAACTTTTGCTGCATCATCAGTTCCCATAATAAATTGAGAAAACCAAGAAAAAGGTTGACTAAATATATTATCAAATCCTCTAGCATACATTCTTAACTGTTCTTCTCCTACAACTCTAATTGTCCATGCACCTCTTAATAGAACTAAAGGTTTCCAAATTTCTGACATATACACATCTGCAATTTTTCTTTCTACTCCTTTAAGAGACCTTTTATCAAAACCACGTTTAGCTAATTTACCAATAGGTTCACCTAATTCATTTACTTTAAATAAATCTGGAGCTAAAGCTCTTATCATTCCCATACTGTTATATGCTTTAGTTAAACCTCTAGCATCTGGTAAAGGTATAGTTCTATTTATAAACTCTGTTAGCAGTTGAGGTCCTGGTGCTGCTGATGGTTTACCTTCAACGATTGAAGGTACAAAATTGTGAGTACCCATAACATTTTCACCAGTAACTGCATCTATCCAGTATTTTCTATAATCTTCTAATTCTTCATCAAACATTGTTGTTACATTTCTGACATCTGCTTGTTTAACACCTGCATTCTCAACTAGATCTTCTCCTGTTCTTGCCATCATGTCTTTAGCTATATCAAACAATCCCGCTTCATCACCCTCATCTAACCTTATAACTTGATCAAATACTTCTGATTTATCTTTACTAGACATAGTTGTTTGATCCATCCATAATTTCATTTGATGTATAGATTGATCAATTTGATCAACATCTAAAAATCTATACGGTAAATCTGAAGCATAAGATGCCATAAGTCTACCCATTTGAGAATTTTCCATAAGACTAGATCTTATAACTTTTCTCGCTCCAAATAATCTACCTGCTCCTTCAAGACCTGGAGTTAATCTATCTCCTAATAAATTCTCAGCTAATCCACCTGTCATTCTTCCAAACGCTCCTACTGTAGGTCTTTGTTGTCCAAAACCTTCTGGTCCTCTAAATGGATTACCTAAATATTTATCATTTAATAAACTTCTTATTGCTTTTATTTTATTTTCTTCTGGTCTCCTTGATACTTGTATTTTTCTAAAATCTGCTAATACTTCTTTATCTGTTATTCCTGTTAACTGGATAAACCTATTTGTGTCATCATTTGTAGCTAACCACCTAATTAATTCCTGTCCTCCTGTATCTTGTTCTAAATAATTATTTACTTGTCTTTTATTTGCAAAACTAAATTTTCCAGTTTCATAAATACCCATTGCTTTTTTTTGTGATTGAGTAAATTCAGCACTACCTTTTTTTCCTTGAATACCTACTTTCTTTAAATCAGCAAGTAACTCAGGAGATGGATTTAACGTCCTTCTACTTTTAGTTAGGTGTCTAGCAGTTAATCCAAAATAGTTTGCAGGATCTAAAAACATTATTTTGCCTGCATCTATAATTCCTGACATTGTGTTGTATCCTCTACTACCTTCTTCCATAACTAAGTTAGCTACAGACCTACCTAAAGAAATAGGAGTTGATTCACCACTTATTCTATTTTTAACAGTAAACATTCCTGATTCTTCTTGCATTCTTCTATCAACTTCTGTTATAGGATCTCCAAGATAATTATTGATATGTTGAGTTGCTTTATCAGGACTCATACCTTTTTTAACCATGTATTGATATTCTTCAAAGAATTTAGAGTTAGGATTATTAGGATCAAATAGATCACTATTAGGAAGAAATCCTTGACCTAAATTAACTCTTTGACCAGACCTTAATTGATTAATTGCATTTCTAACTGTTGATTTACCAGATTGAGCATACGCATCTTGAAATGTCAAACTTTCTTTTTGATCTCCAAATGTTGAAGCAATAAACGAGTTGATAGGTCTATCTACCCAACTTCTGTATGCATCTTCTAATCCAAGTAAACCTAATCTAATACCTGCTTTAAAACCTGAACCAACTTTAGCAAGTATGCTTCTTTGATTATGTTCTTGTATTCTTTGAGATACTTCAGCTAATACTTCTGATTCTGGTTTTACTTTTAATAAAGTCATAGCTGATATAACATCAGGAGAAAAATTTGGATATAACTTTGATATTGAAGATGCTCTTGCAGCATCCATAGCGTTTACTGAATTGCTAGTTCTTTTATATTTTATCTGACGATTATAAATTTCTTCGTACAGATCTCTCTCTTGTGCAGGATTGTCAAAATAGTATACACCCATTATATTGCTATATCATCATCAGGTGTCTGTGAATATACGCTCCCTTGACTATTTAACAACGATAACAATTCTGGTGTTGGATAGATTTCCGCCATAGCTCTTATTAACATCATAGAATCTTCTTCTAAGAATCTTGATTTAGTCATACCTTTGTCGGTAATAGTCATGTCTGGAAAGTTAGTTGGTGCTGCTAAATCAAATTGATCAACAGGTTGAACATTTGCTGGTTGTCCAGTATTAGCTGCAACTCCTTCAGGAGATTGACCTACTAATGCTTGATTACCTTCAACTACTTGTTGAACTAAATCTTGTTCACTACCCATAGGAGCATCTGCCAACATTTCTCTTGCGTCATCACTAGAAACATTTAAATCTGTTCTTTTACTTAAAGCTCCAGGTCCACTAACAGCTCCACCTCTTCTACCTTTATTCCTAGAAGATCCATTCGCCATCTTCGCCTCCATTATATTCTTCGTCTATCATTTCTTCTATTTGCTCAAACATTATAAAAATTCCTGGAAATTGAATCATTCTTTGTTCTTGTGGAAATGGATTCAAGTTATTCATCCAAGTATCTCTTAATGTACTTTTGACTATATCTTCAAATGCAAAATCAAATGCTTCTTGATCTTCTTCAGGATTGAACATTAGGATCTCCTCCTTGTAATAATAAAGATCTCATGTCTGGCGGTGGTCCTTGTGGAACTTGAGGCGCTCCTTCTAAAGCTGCCATCTGATCCATAATTGCTTGTTCCTCTGCAGGAACTTCTTCTTCTGCTGTATAAAACTTATCTAATATAGAGGACATACTGCTTGGATTCTTTCTTATTTGAACTAATGCCATTGTAGCTTTAGGATCTCCTTGTGTAGCTTGTACTTTAAGAGTTTCAAATAAAACATTCTCTGCTTCATCTTTAGTAATTCTATTATTAATCTTTTGTAGATTATCTAAACCATCCATGTTTTCTTGTAATGTCTCCCTGTCAATAATTCCTGCTTGTAGTAATTGTAACCCAGAAACAATTTTAGTTGGTTCATCAAATCCTGCCATAACACCATAAACTCTTCTAGTATCATACTGACCTCCAATATCACTTGCAGGTGAATACTGTTCTGAAAAAGCAGCACCATTTGCATAACCACTTAATGGTTTTCTTTTATCTTTATTTAAAATCTCATCCATCTCTAAACGTTTAGAATCTATTTCTTCTATTGCATTTTTAAGTGATAATTGATATTCTCTTACGTTTAAGTCAACGGATGACATTAATTCTTGTAAACCTCTACCAGTAACAAATGAGTTAGGTGATTGAGCATCATCAGTAACTGGATAACTTGCACCTAGTCTTAACTGTCTTTCTAACCTATCTATTTGTTGAAACATTTGATACGGTAAATTATTAGTTGGTTTAGCAACTTGGCTACCTGGTGTTAAGTAGTTAATTGCAAATCTACCTCTTTTGTAATTACCAGATTCTATTTCTCCAACAATATTTGTTTCAGTAAATACTGCATCTTCCATAGCTATAATTGATAAAACATTTATTTTTGCCATAGCAGACATAAGTCCTAGTACATGGTCATACTGACCTTGTAATCTATCAAAACTAAATCTTTTAGCAATTACAAATCTTGGTCCTGTTTTTAAAGGATTTGGAGTAAAATCTAATACTTGTTTAGCAGTTGGATAATAAACATAAGTACCTTCATCATTGTAATATTCAATTAACTCTTCTCCATCAGAAGTATCATTTTCCCAGTTTCTTGAATATGCATCTTTATATAAACCTTGTTGCCATCCTCCACTATATTGAGAAGTCATTTTATTCATATCTATCTTTGCATGAGGATATAATTTTTTAATAACGTGAGCAGGTACAACTCTTACTAAAGCTAATTCATTAGGTTGTTGGTCTGGTCCATAGTAACCAGGAAAACAATCATAAGGATCTCTCAATTCTGCATGAGGATACATATTTCCAAATCTATCTTTTTTATTTCTTATTATCCAAACACAGAATCCATAACCAGGAAGCCATCTAGCAGCTTGTGGTAACTGCATATCTAATTTACAATTCTTATCGTATGAATGTATTATACGTTCTATCTTTTCAGATTTATTTTTAGCTCTTTCTGAATCTTTATTATTATATGGATCAACTTTTAAATCTGGAACTCTACCTAATTTTTGAGCTAGATGTTCTAATCCAGATTCAATCATATTAGGTATTGGTAGATCTTCATTATAATTTTCAGAGTTAGAACCAAGTAAAGCAGCTACTCCTTGTGAGCCACCATTTATTATTTTTCGAACTCTTGTTCTATAATCCCAATGACCAGTATGTTCATGTAATCCACGCAAATCATCTACTTTGTGTGCTAACTGTTCAGCTGTTAAAGGCATTTATCTATCCCACATTCTTTCATCATATGTTGTAATTTTGTAACTACTATAAGATGGATTATAGTCGTTGTCTACTTCTGATAGCATCAATTTCACGGTTTGGCGTACCCTTTTCATAGGAAACCATGATGCCATAACTAAGTCTGTTTTTGTACTAACAGATTTAGAATTGCTTCCACTAGCCGAGCTAAAGTAAATAAGTTGTTGTCTAAGTACATTTACTTTTCTTTGAGTCTGTGGATCTCCCCAAGGTAGATTAATTTTCTGTTGTTCATACATAGGAACCATTGCAGTAACACCAAATACTGGATCCCATTTATTTTTATAAGTTTGATGACCTTCTATACGTACTCCGTTAGTTGCTGCCCAATTTCTTATTTCTTTATCTTGTCCAATAGCTTTTTGAAATCCATTCTCTTCAATTATCCAATGTGATAACCAATACTGCTGATGCCATTCTTTCATAACTTTATGTGCTTTAGATATACCACCACCTAAATCGTTACGTAAATCTACTAACCATAGTTCTCCAGATTTCTGATTGTAAGCCCACAATACTGCAGCTTGATAACCTGTAGAAGCTGGATCAAGTCCTGCTATTAATGACGTATGTGGAGGTATATCTCCTAATGTCCTAGATCTGTCTAAACACTCATCTATCATTTCAGCACTAAATAGTTCCATACCTTCTGGTACAGCTTTATTCAAATACACCATTTCAAATATAGCTCTACCACCTGTTGTTTCTGCAGCAGCTAACTGTTCCATTAACCATTTGTATGTTCTTTTTCCTTTCCATAACATATGATCATCTTGTTCTTTTGATTCATCATCTAAAGGAATTTCTAAATCATGCGCTCTTTCTACAATAGTTTCCCAAGCATCATTATTTAATAATGCATTATATAAATCATCTGGATGCTGTCTTGAACCTATTACTACCATACCTGTATGTTCTTCTTTCCTGGACTGCAAAGTTGTTGTCCACCAGTTTTTTGTGTTCTCTCTAGCACTTGGTTGGACAGTACTTCCATGATCTTCTATGTCATCAGATATAATTAAGTCTGCATCTCTTGAAAGAATCTTTCCACCTTTACCTACAGCTACTAGCGTAGGAGATTTAATACCAGATACAGTTCTTGTAGCTACAGTAAACTGACTTGTACTCCAGGACTTTCCAGATTTGTTCATAGGTCTAAAACCTTCGTATCCTGCAAAGTCTTGTATAAGTTGTTCATTATTTTCAAGGTGGTCTAGTACAGAACCTACCGCATTTTTGGCTATGTCCTCATTACCTCCTACCCACATAATTCTCATATTTGGATTTTTACATATCATATAGACACAGAAATGAGTTAATAGGTCAGTCTTGCCATGACGTGGCGGAGATAGCACCATTAACCTCCTACCATGCTTAATTGCCTCTAGGATTGCCTGTATCCAACGCTTTTGAAATTCTGGAGTCTCATACGGCACTCCCTGTTCTGTGAGGAAATAGTCGTCTCTGAACTTAACAAAGTCGTCTAGTGCTGCTTGTGCCTCCCCATTTTTTTCTAAGGACTCCTGGTTCTCCCGAAGTGCTTCATCCTTTAAGAAAGCAGAAAGAGATCTAGTTACAGTAGGTAAGCTACATCCCAGTATGTCAGCTACTTCTTGTTTAGTCTTAGTACCTTTTAAGAGGTCGTCAAAAAAATTTTTTTTCTCCATAATGGCATAGTAATTACCTCTACGCTTCTGTATGTTTGTATCTATTTTCTTTTCTACTTGATACTTTTCAGCTGATTTGTTAGCTCTGTATGCTCTCTTCTTAATTCTATTAGCACATTTGTTCGAACAGTACTTTCTCCTACCTGCTGGTAAAACGTGAGTACAGTCGTTAGCTAGACAGAAGTTGTTTTTCTCTTGTTTTGTTTTCTCCATCTGGTATAGTGTACCATACAAATACTTTAATTTAGATGGTTAATACTACCTAACGTGTGTACAAGTAAGCGAGATCGAGACTCAGAAAGTTCCGAATCGGTAATACGATAAACTAGAAAGACAAACGGAATACTCAAGGCACTTGACTAATTTTTAGTTAAAATTCACAAGCATACTAGCTCGCTATGGAGTTTCAGGCGGTAGTCCTTACTAGCACTCCTAGTCCTATGTATTTGTCCTGTACTAATAAGGACTGACCTAATAACATTATAACAGTACTTGACTGACCATAAGGAAATACTAGCTATTATGACACTATATATAGTACATACTACATATGGTATACACTATATATGGTATACTGTCTACTGGGGATGATTGGTAAATAAAGCTAATAATCAAAGTAAGATTGCCCTTGTACACAGTAGCTTTTAATCTAGGTTCGACTCCTAGCATCCCCACTACACCTAGTAGGATCTAGTCAAAAACCTAGTTACCACCTATATTTTTAGAGGTACATAGATTATTCCGCACACCGTCAATTTAACTCTGGGGGTTTCTTTTTCTATGCTTTGATTCTTCGGACTTTGTCCAGGATTTGAAACAAGATTGGATCTAATTGTCTCCGATATATCCCGAAATGTAAGGAGATGCGCACAACACACTATCGCTTTGTTTTCAGACATCCCCCGCCTACTTGAATGACTCAAATTTTTTTTGTGATCTAAACTATTTCAGGAATACTGGAAAGGATAAATTTGATTTAAATGCACACGACATAAAAGAAAAGAGGAGCCGAAGCTCCTCCTCTCTACGTACTAACTCGGGGGAGTTAGATATCTATAATAGAATATTCTTTAGTCCACTTCTGGTCATTGTCCTGAGTATTCTTTACTCCTGCTAGAGTATTCATAGCCATGAAGAAGTTATCTATAATATGGAAGCGCATATCCATCCCCGTTCCTTTAACGTAGATGCTCCCGCCTCCTTCATGATATACAGACTCTTCAAGGATTCTTGCTATCCAGTAAGTAACATCCACTAATGTTATTCTTCCAGTACTAGGACTGAACTGGATAATATGAAAGCTCATATATCTCCCCATCCCATCATTAGTTACTTTTCTTATAGTTACATAGATAGCGCTTTTTCCATAACCATCCGAAGGCATTCTATCTAGCATTTTAATAAGCTGAGTGTATGCCTCCTGTATATCTTGTTTTTTATAGTCTTTCTTTGAATACATGACTCGTCCTGAGTCTCTATATCGTGCCATTGTTAGCCCTCCTATTAGCTCTCTTCTGATACGTTGCCTGCTTGTAATTGTTATTAGTACAATCCCCGCAGATTTTATGCGTAGAGAAAGCCACGTATAAATCGTGGTCGCTCCCGCATTGTGTACAAATACTAAACAATTTCATCTAGTACCTCCCTAATTTCAATCTTCTTTGGCGCTCTCTCTAGGTCATCCCTTCCTTTTCCTTTCTCCCATC